ATGGGAATGTTTGGTGGATTTCCTCAAAGACCTCCGCAAAGACCGCAAGGTATTATGGGTGGATTCGGCAGACCTCAGTTTCCTCAGATGATGCAGCGCCCGCAGCCAATGAATTATTCGGGTTACGGCGGTATGCAGCGCCCGCAGCAGAATTTTTACGGAGGAATGCAGGGTGGAATGCAGGGTGGATACGGAAGACCGCAGCAAAATTATGGTGGATATGGTGGATATGGTGGTATGCAGCCCCGTCCGCAGCAAAATTATGGGCAGCAGCCATACAATAACTCGAACAATTTTTCAGGTTATGGTCAGCAGCAGCAACAAAATCCATACATGCAGCAAGGTTATGGTATGCAGCCGCAGCAAACTCCTTATCAACAATACGGGATGCAAGGCGGTGGATACCAACAAAGTCCATATCAACAGCCCAGTCCGCAGCCACAACAATTTGGAGGCTACGGAATGAATCAAGGTTATGGTGGTCAAGGTGGTTTCGCCCCGATGTCAAACCCGTATCAACCGCAGCAGTACGGAAATAACTCGAACAATTTCTCAGGTTATGGCGGATTTAATCGTTAATTTTTTCTTGGCAAATTGTAACGATCTTTAATTATTCGAATAGCTTTCTCTGACGTATGTATGATTGGAGAAATATCTTTAACCCCGAAGCCCCGGAGCAACAACATGTTGATTGTTTCCGCTTGCTTTGACAACACGCGATAACGATATGGGATTGGTGTTTTATCTAATTTCAATATAGATATATAAGGTTTTCGTTTCTTATAATTAGGAGATATTGTATTTAATCTTGGGTTATCATTACGATCTTTTTTGACTTGCGCCTCCCAAAGTTCCCGATAAATGTCTTGGTATCGCTCTATTTTATTCTGGTTCATTGTTTTAATTCCTTTGCTAGATATTATCTCAAACTGTATCTCGTTCATATTCACCGCGTGACATTGGGCCATCAATTGTACCCAGCCATCTCTCAGACCCCGATGATGTCATTGAATACTTGCGCATTAGCCCATCTGCACAAGCTTTTGTCACCGCATTTTTAATTGTTGTCTCTAATCCAGCAGTTTTTAGGTATACTGCGCATGGCTCTTGAGAATTTGACTCTTGAATAGAACGATATATTCCATCATGCGCACCACCATGAGTCACGGCGCGTCCTTCGTTTTCTCTCATTCGAACGAAATCAACAATGTGGATCATGCGTTGACGAACTGAATGCGACATGACAAGCGATCTAATATCTACAGAGCGATCCTCTAGCAGACCAGTGTTCGGGTTACGAATAAAGTGTCGTATGTCACGATTAGCTGGCCCGTTTGATTTAACGACAGCTCCATCAAACACACCATTACGTGTATATTCTATTTCAAGATCACGACAGCGTTGTTTTCCTGTGCTTTCATCTACAGACCAGACTGCAAAAGCAGACCGAACGCCATCAACGATAGCAGAAGTACCCCGAATAAGATTACGAGCCTGTTCTGGTGTTTTGACAGGATCATTGTCTTTAATCTTTGCCATGTGGTGGTTGACCATCACAGTAGCGCCAGTTTCAGTAGCCATCTGCGCAAGTAAACTCATAAATGCAGCTCCAGCCGCAGGATCAGCGTTTACATCTGCGTGAACAAACGAGGCCATAGGGTCAATTACGATTAGCTTTAATGTTTCCATCTCTAACATCTGATCATAAATTCGAGAGAATTCATCACCCATCAAATATGTATTGTCAAACTTCTGCATGATTGGAAACACACCACCAAGGTTTGGCAATGGCAATATGCGAAGTTTGTGGCTATATGTTTCGCGAGATTTTTTAGGATCAAGTCGCGCAATACGTCTGTGCATCTCGTCTTTATCATCTTCCGCAGTAATTAGAATTACATCGCCATGTTGGGCAACTAAACCCCCAAACGCACTTTGCATAGACGTTCCAGATGCAACTTTCATTGCTAAGTCTAGCGTCATCATGCCTTTACCACTATCACCAGCGGCGGCAAATACACATGGAACTCCAAGAGGTATAGTATCACCGATTAAAAAGCTTTGTGTTGGAGCGGAGCCAACAAAGTATTCATTAATCAAAAGGCTTTCATCAAGCAGATTGATTGATTTCTTTACGCTTCGCTCATTCTTCCTTAACATCTTTGTAATGTTAAATTCTTCATCTATAGCATCAGCAGCGTCCCACTTCTCTGGCTTGGTTGATGGTATTTTAAGCATCATAACTGTTTTTGCACCAGCAAGCTTAACGTTTTTTTCTACAAGTGCGGCAAGCTTCTTGCCAGCATCATCATTATCAGGCCATAGAATTACATTCTTGCCCTTCATAGGAGAGAAATCAAACTTGTGTGATGTGTTTTCTGACAACATACCAGCACCACCTATGGTGCATGTTGCATTGTATCCAATAGCATTCAAAGCATCTGCGCACTTTTCGCCTTCCACCCATATAACTTTATCTGAACCTAAAATGTTCGGAATATTATATAATGGTCTGGGTTCTGGAATACCTTGGCGACCTTCCATGAATTGACGGAACTGCTTTTTAGGCTTACCCAAATCATCCCGGATAATTTCTCCAGTTAAGTCACGCTCAAAGTATTTTCTTACAGACACAATGACTACACCATTCTCATCAGTATAGTTATATTCGTCCTCAAAATCTGTGCTTGGGTTAATGTTTTTCTTTTGTTCGGGTTTTGAGAATCCACTTTGAGCAGTTGTAACAGCAAAGTTAGACGGATTGTTCGGCTTAACAATGTTATCAGGTGGAGCTACATAGTCAGGCTGCACATAGACCTCAAATAGATCGAAGCACTCTTTTAAAGTATAGCCTCTACCTTCTTTTAAAACCTTACAGATACCACCAATGCCATCACCAGATTCAAAGTCTTTACCTGTAAGAAACCACGGACTACTTTGATCTATATTAATAACCATAGACCTGCCAGCTTCGCCGCGCAGTGATCCTATATAGAATTCTTTACCCCTTTGAACACCTTGTGGATATGTATCTATAAGCGTCTGTAGCTGTATACTACGAGGTACTTCCTTAGAAATACGTTCCGCCACATCCCTTGGTGACTTGCCAAAACTCATTATATTCATTGATTAGCTCCCCAGCAAGTTTCTGTAAACTCACAAAACTTACAAAGAAAAAAGTCTTTGCTATGAGCAATACGAGGCAGAATGTCACCTGCTTTCGCGGCAGTCAATATGTTCACTGCCTTGTCGCTTGCCTGTTGAGCTAATTTTTTATCATATGGAACAAGTTCGTAATAAACTTCTGAAGTGTTTTTATTCACCACAGTAAACAAAGCTGGGTTTTCGTGAAGCTCCATATATGTTTGATAAAGCGCAAGTTGTGTAGCATATACTGGGTTTGCTTTAGCAACGCCATGACGAACAAAAGCCTTAAACTTATTGTCGTTTGCTGACTTACATTCCCATAAGGAAGGATAGCCCATTGCAACTGGACCATCACATACAACACCATCTATGTGACCTTTTATTTCGCCATCAGCTATAGAAAATCCAAACTGCTTACCATCTGACTGCTCAGTTCGCAGATCAAACCCTGCATCTTTTATCCATTTAGACGCGTAATCTTCAATCTCGTGACCGAACTGGAATATACGCAAAGTTCTTGCAGTAAATGCTTTGTCTTCATCAATCGTATAATTTAAATATCTATACTGTATCTTGCGCTGACACTCATCACCAATGCTTGACGCACCGATATAAGAACGGCGTTCTCGCTTGCTTTCATTAGCTACAATAGCATTATCTACAGCTTCTTTAATATTATTTGCGATAGGATTTTCATTAGAATGGGATTGAAGTAGAAGGCCAAGTGCCTGTTGACTTATAGTAGGTTTCTTCGAGTGTCCCAATTTTAATCTCCTTATCTAGCGGTGTTGATTCTTGTATGGCAAATATTAGTGTGTGAACTTCTTCTTCTGTAAGATCGCAAAACCTTTTATTCCAACCAAATTTACTTAATATAAATGCCAACTCTTTTAGTGGCTTTTGCGCGGATGGCGCGTTACTTGCTGCTGTCAATGTATCGTCTCCCCTTCATGCAAACCGAACAAATCTATAGCTTCGTCTATTTCTTCGGAATCTGCTTCACTGTTTCTAAAACCAATAGTTAAGACTTCATTGCCCTTTACCCTTACGCTTGCAGTCCCGAACAGCAAAAGGTTTTCAGCGCGTTCTATGTGATCATTAATCACTTCATTAGCCACTGATTGGATTTCTTTTAAGTTGCTTGAGTCATCGACCCAGCACACTATTTCATACTCAGAAGTTTCAATGTTACCTTCTTTTTTCTGCGCAAGCATAAGATACATTTCGAATCTTGGCATCATAACTCCCGTGTGGCTAATTCACCACCACATGCCATATAACCTGCACCATCCACCCAGTTGTCAGAGTGTTTAGGGTTAGACTTAATGCGTGCCACTTTTAGGAGGTTCATCATAACACCTACGTCATGTGGCTTTACAATTACACCTAAGTAAATTGACCATAATTCTGCAATCATAGTAAAATTGCTTTCCATATCACCATGATCAGATGCGCGGTCTTTTGTGACGTATAATTTAGCTGTGTTTAGTATTTCGCTTCTATTCATCTTGTATCTCCATCAGCTTTATTCTTTCGAAAATTATCTTATCAATCTTTTGTTTATTCCAATAGTAGCTCAAACAACATCCTGCCTTATACTTAGTCCAAGAGAAATCAATCGCGCTAATTTGTACGCCGTTTCTACGCAAATGATCCTTTTGCTTGTCAGTAGCCGCTTGATTTAACCAACGCTTACTTTTGTTAGCCGCGTTGCTATCTTCAATCTCACGGAGAAAATCATCACCTGCTGCCATAGCTTGTACTTTATCACCGATAGAAACCACTCTAGGACGCCCATTCTGAGCCTTGACGATGGCTATCCAGTATTCTCCGATATTACCTACCAAAGTAAACCCACTGAAGCCCATAGCCATCATAGCGTTTCCATTTCCAAACGCATCAATCCACATAAACGGAGACATCTGCATCAGGTCATACTCAGTCATAACGAAGCTATCTAATTCTTCTTTGATTTTATTTTGGAACTCATATTCACAGATTGGACATACGCGAATATTTAAAGGAACTTCGCTATCACATTCTGGACATTTTTTTGTTGGCGCTTCGGCGTCCGGGTCTTTGGGTCTTCCATCTAGGTTTGCAGTTTCATCTAAAGCTCCATGAGTAAGTATAGATGTGCCAAAGTCCATGACAACGCAATCGGTCTTAATCGTATTTGGGTATAACTCAGGATCAAGAATGCGCAAACCACGCCCAATCATCTGCACCATTGTGCCTTTTTGTGAGCATGGTCTAGTTAGAATGATACAGGACACAGGCGGAGCATCAAATCCTTCTGTCAGCACCATAACATTCACAATTACCTGCGTGTCACCAAACTCAAGATCGTGCAGCATCGCGGCTCGTTCGTCTTTTGGTGTTTCTCCAATTACGAAATTTGCCTTAATTCCAGCGTTTAGGAAAGCTTCGCATACGTGTTCAGCGTGTAAAACTGTAGAACAAAACACAACGGTCTTGCGATCTCCTGCCTTCTCTTTCCACTCTTGTACGATACGATCATTAATAACCTGACGATCCATGATCGCCGCAACCTCTTCCATGTCATATTCTTTGCCACGCTTAGTAACGTTTTCAAGTTGTTCGCCTACTCCAAGATCAATCACGAATGATTTAGGACGAACTAAAAAGCCTTCACGGATTAAAGTAGCTAATTCAATTTGGTGAGAGCAGTTATTAAATACAGACCGCAAAGCTTTACCATCGCCACGATTTGGCGTTGCTGTAAATCCTACGATCTCTGCTTTGTCGTTATCTTCAAGAACCGCGTCAATAACCTTGCGATAAGTGTCAGCCGCCGCATGATGTGCTTCGTCAATAACAATCATATCAAATAAAGGACGATCTCTAAGGTTTTTATTCCTCGACATTGTTTGAACCATTGAGAACACAGCTTCGCCATCCCAATGCTTTACTGTACCATTGACAATGCTTGTCGTGATGTAAGGATTAACCTTCTCAAACTTTTGCTTGTTCTGCCTAACAAGCTCGTCACGATGTTGCATGACTAGAATTCTTTTGCCCTTATTGTGGCGTTGACCAACTAGAGCTGAAAGCATAATTGTTTTGCCAGCTCCTGTAGGAGCAACGACAAGGGTATTTCCGTGCTTATCTAATGCGTTACACGCGTCAGAAACGGCTACCTCTTGGTAAGGACGTAATATCATAATAAAACCTATTTGCTAGAATAGTTGGGGGGTTAGCGGCTCACGGCCCCCCTGTCCGTGTTCTAGCAGGCGCAGATTGGCCTTGCCGCTAGATTAACTTTGCGCCCATGCAGGAACTGCACCAGTTGGCTGTGGAGCCGTTTGTTGTGCAGTCTGATTAACCGGTTGTGTTTGTTGTGCCGGTATATTCCCTTGGGTAAAAAATTCGCTGTTTTCAGGCGTTAGTGCCACCATTAGCTGATTGCTATCTGGATAGCCATTAGTGCCTTTCTTTACACCAATTTTCGCACAAATCTCTAATGCGTTCAAGTCGAACATGCCAGAGATATTACGATTTTGTTGTGCTTGCGGTGACATGTCAGTAGGTAAAATGCTTCGTGCGCTTTCTACGATTGACTTCAATGTACGAAGACCGATTTCTTTTGCAAGAGGCATACCGCTTGCTCCTAGCTTATCACCATCTACAAAGATGCTGTGCCAGAACTTGCGACGATCAAAATCACCACCAATAATAGTAAATTCAAGGTTCATCCACTTTGCAGACGTACTTGCTGATTTCTTAAACCATTGGCCTTGACCAAACTCAGGGACTTCAATGTCACCAGCCTGAACTAAGACTACAGCACGAACTACAGTTCCTTTTGGAATTAATGTAAATTCTTGATTTTGTGGGTTTTCGTCTTGTGGGACGTTATTTAGATTAAGCATTATGCTTCTCCTTCGCTAGAGATTTGTGTTGCAGGATCGACAAAGGTTAATTCTTTGTCTGTTTTTGGACCACCACTGCTCATTTTCTCAATGAGCTTACCTAAGTGTGGTTCTTCAAGTGTATCAAGTCTACCAGAACGATCTTTAGCTGGGTAGCCCCATTCATTCAAAGGTTGACACACGAATGCTCGGTACTGTCCATGATCACCTGTCAAGATTGACATTGTGATTACTTCGTCTACAATTCCGGGCAATTCTCTACCAGTTTTGCTACCTTCTATTTGAAGGGCATACTGTTTTCTTCCATATTCGTCTGTAATCTCGTCAAGTATACCAACGAATATTACATTTTTTGATCGAATATGCTGTATGTGGGTTAGCCACGACATCATTTCACGACCATGTAAGCCATAAGCTGCACGAGTATCTAACTTGCCAGAGCGATCAGAACGTACTTCTGGTTGCTGTAAGCACCATTGGAAGCACAATCGCCCTGCTACAGTTATTGAGTCAACAAAAAGTGTGTCATATTTGTTCCACACGTCTTGTGATCCGTCACCATACATAGACTCGACATAGTTGTAGTGAGACTCACTATACGGCTGGTCTTCTGCTAGTGATGGATTTGGTCCACCTAAGAAGCAAGCTAAGTCACGACATTCTGCCCATGTTCTAGGTCTAACTACATCAATAGGATGTCCTTCAATAGCCGCGTCACCAGCCTCTAAATCCATAAACAAAGTTCTGTCTGGGTTTAGTGTGCGAGCTAGTGTAGTTTTACCTACACCACTTTGACCACACACTACGATCTTATGGCCTTTAGTCTCTGCCATACGTTGATCGGCTGTAATAATTTGTAAAGCCATTTTATTTATCCAATTCTACTGTGAAACGACCAACTTCTGTTGTTCGGCAATTTTCAAGAATTCTCTTGATTGTTGGTGGCGCTGCTGTAAACTTGCGCTCTTCAACGGCAAAGGTCATCTTGCCATAGTGTCGTGCATCTTCTTCAGACAATTCGCCTAAAGCTCTACGCAGTCCATCTTGATCCCATGAAATCTTTTTAGATAAAACTGCTTTGATTTTACGGTTGCCATCTAAGATGTGAGCCGTACCAAAGTCTTTACCTTCTTCATGCAAAGCATCTCTTGCACGAGATAAATATGTGCATGACAATTCATTTTCAACGTCACTTAATTCACCCTTCAGTTGATTAATAACTGATTTAAGTTCCTCTCGACGTTCGAATAGTTCGCGACTTTTCATGTCGTTTCCTTTCTGCTTGTTACTAGAGTCCCAACTATAAGCATACAGTGTGATATACTGTCAAGAACTTTTTTT